TAAAATCGGCGGTGATTCACGTAATGAAAAGACGTTCCCCGATTTAGGCAGCAAAATGTACATAGGTACAGCGGGGAGTAATGACTTTGGTCGTGGCGAGCCTATACACAACTTGCTATGTAGCGAATGGTTGTTCTATTCCGAAGACCAATACTATACGGTTGTGCTGCCAACTATAAATCGTGTACCCGAACATGGTCAAGTAATATTAGAAAGTACGCCCAATGGCGAGAACTTTGGCTACGAGCTAATACAAGACACACTAAAGGGCCGTACTATATGGGACTTGATGGTATTCTACTGGTTCGAAGAGCCTGAGAACCGACTAAGCCCTAATAGCCCGTTACTGTTAGGTATTGAAGAATTACAACAGCACGAACTTGAGTACACTCCTGAAGAAGAACACTTAGCCGAGTTGCATAATTTAGTTACCGACCAAATACGGTGGCGGCGATATCAAATACGTCAAAGCGGCGACCTATTCTTTCAAGAGCAGTTAGAGGATTTAAGCACTTGCTTTCTAAGTGTTAAAGACGCCTTCTACGACAAGGTATTCACTGATAGTTTGGAGGAGCGTATACGCCCGCCATTACAACACGGCGATGGTGTATTCGTGTGGGAAGAACCTATAAAAGGCATTAACTATTACATGGGCGTTGACCCTGGACAAGCGAGGCGTACTGAGAGTGTCGCTTGGATTGGTCGTGAGGATGGCGATGGTGTAAAGCCAGTGGCGATGGTGGCGGGTATGTATGCACCAGACCGTATGGCTGATAAATGTATAGACCTGGGTACAAAGTATAACGGCGCACTTATGAACCCTGAAGCTAACGGTCACGGCATAGCCTTCATAGATGCGGTCAAGGGTAGGTACAAGAAGCTGTATATGCGCCGTGACGTTATAAAGAGTATCATAACGCCTAATATCGGTTGGAATACTAATAGCCGTACCAAACCATTTATGATGGACGAATTGAATAGGCGACTCAAAAATATGGACTTACCCGACCAAGAAACATTACGCCAAATAAGGGCGTTCAGATATGATGACCATGAGCGAGTAGTTACAACGGCTTTCGATGATAGGCATGACGCATTAGGTTTAATGATTGTGGCGATGCCAACGGCACGTAAAGCCAAAGGCTATAGGGGTAGCAGCGGGTATACTTCATGGGATAGGCGTAGGCAATATTAATGCCTAGACATAGTTCAATTAGCGGTTATGGCGGCTTCCCTCCTGATAAGGGCTGTGAGGTGTCGTCGAAGTGTATAGACTGTCCGCTACCTTATTGCAAATATGATGAGCCTGAGAGGTACAGCAAGCTATTGCAAGTCCAAAGGGATGGGCGTATAATAGCCAGCATCATGCAAGACAATGCTGTCAAGCAGGTAGCAAAGGTAGAGGGTATAACTGAACGCACCGTTTATCGTATTCTAACTAATTACGGAGTTACGCCTAATGCCTAATATGATACAAATGGTCGACCAACTAGGGCAGGCGATGGCAGGCAGGAACCGTGCTATACGTAAATGGTATGACCTGATACGTTTAGATAACAACCTAGCTCAGGACGACATGGAAAGTGTTATAAGCCCCGACCCACGTAGCAGCTTCAATATGGCGAGTTGGCTGCTAAAGCCGAAAGTGTGGAAGGTGCGCGTAGATACCGATGGCTTTACAGACGAGCAAATTAAAGCTACCAGCCAGTATGAGCAAGCTGTAACTAGAGAGCTAATCTGGCATGATAGGCGTGGTCGGGGTACAGCTTACGGGTCGCCTATAACTAGGCTAATTAAGTTGGCGTTAAGTACGGGCTGGTTCACGTTCGCCAACTTCCCAGGCGAGCCTCATTGGTTGATGAATGTTTTCAATCCAGTTACCGTATATCCGCAATTTGATGTAGATGGTAGGTTGGTTGCCGTAGCCAGGAAGTATCGAATGTATACTGACATGGCTAAGCAAATGTTATTCAGCCAGGGTTGGCAATCGATAAGCACTACCAATAGGCGACAGGTAATAGTGCGTAGCCTATGGGTTGATAATTATGGCGATATAATTCACGGTGTAAGTGTGGACAACGAGGAAGTACGGCCGTTAAGCTCTACAGGGCTAAGTGAAATACCATTGCATTGTTTTCCAGTTGGCGGGCTACCTGACGATGGTAGCATTGTTGATAGTAAGTGGATGGAGGAAATCGGGCAGAGCCTTGTAGCTGGTGTAATGGAACTACAGCACAATATCAATAAGCTGCAAACGTACCTACAGCAAATACTTCGAGACACCGCCAATGCTGCATTGGTTACACGGACGTCTAGCGGGCAAGGCCCAGTTACACCTGAAAACCGATTCAAGCGTGGTAATATATACGACTTAAACGTCGGTGAAGATATGTACTTCCCACCACCGCCACCGCTATCACCTGATATGCGTACTCACGGTATTGATATGCACCAACAGGCGCAGCGTGCTATGTTTCCCGATGTAAGTTTCGGCAACTTTAGCCAAAGTGTAAGCGTGTTTCTAATGACACAAGCGACGGCTGGCACGCAGCAAGTGTTAGACGCGTTTTTACAGGGTGTTAAGGACGCGATAGGCATAGTAGTAACGCAGAATACTCGATTCCTTAAAGACCGAGGTATGCCCGTGTTAGGTCAAAACCTTAATAGCCTTCCAGATTTAACCACTGATTTCGATTACGACCTCATAATTCCAGGGGATTTTATAAATCGCATCAACAGTGCCCGTATGGCAAATCCAGAGTTTACGCTTAGCCAGCAAACCATCATGGATACGCTCATACCTGAAGTACGCAACTACGCTGAAGAACAGCAACGTAAAAGTACAGATAGAGTGGTGCAGAGCGAGCTGTACAAAATGGTTGAGCAGCTTATGCGCTTACGTGAAGCCGCCCTTGATGCCAATGACTTTAACGATATACAAGCCGAGCAATGGTTTACAATAGCTTTGCAAAATGTGGAAAATCAGTTACGTGGTATGCAGGGTGGTGCGCCCGAAGGTGTGGGGGCGAGCTTTGACGACCTAGCTAACCTGGTGCAATAATGACACAACAAGCACAGCCACCACGTGTACAACCACCTATAGAACGGCCTACTGGCGCGCCTGTAGCAGCACGGCCAGTACCGACAATTACAGCAACTACTCCTAAAGATATAGCTAGTAGGCTAATACCGACTAGCCAACTAGATTTAATACTTGAACGCCAGGGGCTAGTAAATGCTGCGCACGATATTCAAAAGCAACTACAGTCGTTACGCCTACAAGTGCCCAAGCCTACAGCGGGCGAGTCATTAGCGGCGGGGTTTAGCGCGTACGGTAAATTACAAGCGGCGGGTATACAAAGTATAAACCCGTCTATCAATAGGCGTGCCCAAGAGTTAATTGATGCTCCGTCGCCAGAGCTTAACGTACAAGACACCTTACTATATAGGCAAACTCGTGAGCAAATGGCACAGCTATTGCAAACGCTATCGGCGATATCTGATAGGTTAGGTGTCGTAGAGCAGCGTGAGCCGCTTATGCAGCGAATTGAAGCAGCCGTATATCTTAGGGAGTTTGAGTCGTTTCAAGACTTTCACGACAAAATGACGGGCTTGTTGCCTGGCAATGTAGATTTCGCCTCTAATGTGTGGGATGATGTAGTTGCGATACGTGACAAGTCACCCGAACAACAAGCTATAGATGTGCAGCGGGCGCTCAATACGCACCGCAATTTGAGTATATATGGTCTTGCGGCACACAGCCCTCAGCGTATATCGGATAGATTACTTGGTGATAGCTTGGCGTTGCCTGTGAATGTCGGCGTAGACGAATTGATGAACGCTATAAATCAAGCACAAATGCCTTCTAACGAAGCTCAGGCTATAATAGATAGCTTTAAGGACGACTTAGGAGCGCTTAATACGCATTGGTTGGAGACTAATGCACGTAAAGCTACCTTTAGAGCCGAACTGAATACTCTTGATATAGACGAGTTGAAGCGGGTATTGGACGATGAACGTAGTGCTATGCTGTTTAGCTCGAACTTTGCCGTTGGTTTAATGTTACCATTCGAGTATTTTGATAGGATGTACTGGAAGCCATTAGGTGGTGCTACGACATACTCGCTAGGCTCTATAGCTAGTAACTTACCCGAAAGTTTGCGAGTGTCAATAGGGCCAGGTACATCGCTGATAGTACGTGGCGGCATTGACATAGGTCACGGTGGCAATCTAGCTAAGTTCTTCGGTGTAGACCCAGCTACGCATGAAAA